TCGCAAATCAGAACTGCGATTGGGCTATCGAGCCTATCTACGACTGTTCCTGCAAGCGGCATCGCCACCTTCCTCGCCACGCCCACCTCCGCCAACCTAGCGGCGGCAGTGACGGATGAGACGGGGAGTGGGAGCTTGGTGCTTAGTAATCAGCCGACGCTGACATCGCCTAGTATTGCAGGGACGGCGCAATTTACAGGGACAAGTAGACCGACATCGGCAGCTACGGGGATGCCGTCTGCTACAGATTTATTGACCCGCAACGATGTCGGCATGGAGTCGTTTTTCAACCTTGGGCAAGTTTTCCGTCCGCACCCGACTCCTTCTTTTGCTAGTAGCGGGGCTGGATCGATCGCTTCAACTATCGCAGGAGATAGATGGATCAATTTAAATTCAGGCACAGCAAACAACGGGTGGGGGCGAGCAACTATCGCGAGAGGCGTAACTACTGTGCCAGCGGCTTCTGGTGCTGGCATCTCATTCGCAAGGCCACTTGGCGTTTCTATTATTTTGTTTTTAGGTCTCTCAAGTGCCACAGATAACGGAAACGTTTTTCGTTTGAGATTTGGTTCTGATCAGACTCCAACGCCTGATGGTAGCGATCCAGTCAGCTATCGCAGTTTTGGCATTGAAATCAAGGCTAGAGGAACAACTCACGATTGGCGTGTTTATGCACACAATGGGACATCAATTACTTACAGCGCGTGGGCGAATACTGGATTCCCAATCAATCTTTCGGGGACGCGAATTTACGCATCAGTGATCAGTAATGGTAGTGGGTCAATTGCGGGATACCTCGGCAGCGATGGAAGCCGCTCACTTTCTCAACTAACCATCAGCGGAGGGCCAACAACTACAGGAGCAGCAGCCCAAGCATTTGTTGATGTTCATATCGCCAATTCATCAACAACAATAACAGGTGCTGGAGCTTTCGTTTTAGACGCAATGATTTACTCTTTGTAACCATTTACCATCACTTCATGAACCTAACCACCACCACCACCCGCCAAATCGTCGCAGTCGAAGCGCACGGCGATACTTGTCTCGCTTCCCTCAAATCATTCGCCGAGTGCCTCAACCGCGCTCACAGGGATTTCTGGAGCAAGCCTGACAGCGAACTGCAACCGTTCCTGCAAGCTCTTTTAGACGACGGCAAGCTGCAAGAGCTATTCGACGATCACGAGTTCTACGCTGCGTCCACAAACGCGATGCTTGCTCGCTACGGCTCCGCGCCGATCTGCAACACGGGTGCGCTTCGTCAATTTGCCATCGAGGACGGCGTTGTCGTGCTGACTCCGATTCCACTCCCCGAGCCCGAGCCAATCATCGAACCACTCCCAGAACCTGAGCAAGCATGAACCACCACTATCACACCATCGTCAACGGCGCAACTGGCATTCTCGCCAGCGCAACCAGCGTAATCTCGACATTCCAAACTCAGCTCGAATGGTGGGTGCGCATGTCAGGATCGTTCATCGGCTTGATCATCGCGATCATCTCGCTTTACAATCTCATCTCTAAGCCAAAGAAATGAACTCCTACCGCGAACTTCACCCGATCAAAGAAGGTAAACGCAAGTGGCGTTACGGCGCAATTTTTATTGAATTGGAACTCCACGGAACCGCCGCGTCGCATCCTGATTGTCTTTTCTACGTCGGCAAAACCTTCGTCGGGGAAATTCGCAAGGGCAAGCTCTACATCCATCACCCATACGTCTGGAATGGATCCACACCGAAACGCTACATCGGCTGGCCTCCGTTTGGCATGTGGGTCGGAACACCTGATTTTAAGGCGACGATCCTTGCATCAGGCGGGCATGACATTTTGTTTCAGTTCTCCGCATTGCTGAAATTCGACATGGAGGAAGTCAACTATTGCTTCTGGAAATGGATCGATGACGTAGGCGCAGAAAACCTTGCCGACATCTATCACGCCGCCGTCGCTCAGTTTGGCGGGAAATTTTGGGGGAAGGCTGATCCAACCTTGAAAGTGATCTACACATGAAAACCATCGCCGTCATCTCACTCATGCTCACGTCATGCACGGTCGAGTCAATTACTGTCCGAGGCAAGTTTGGCGACTACATCTTCAAGCCACGCAAGCCGATCACCATTGAAGCATCGAAATGACACGCACTCAAATCATCGAGATCCAGAAGCGCATTGGGGCAACTCCTGATGGCTTTTGGGGCGCGAAGTCGATTGCCGCGTGTCAGTCGCATCTCAAAGCCATGATGCCATGGCCGAACCCGTGGCCGTCGCAATCACAAGCGGCGTTGCAAGGATTCTACGGCAAAGCAGGCGACGAAAGCCAGATTGTCAACATCGACGTGACCGGGCTGGGCGTGCGCTTTGATGGCAAGCCAGTTCGCTCCATGCGCATCCATCACAAATGTGCCGAAAGCCTCCTGCGCGTGCTGCGTGAGATTGCTGCATCGCCATTCCGCTATGTGCTAGGCGAGTATGCTGGCACATACAACAATCGACCAATGCGAGGTGGGACGCTTCCGAGCCTACACGCCCGCGGTGCGGCCATTGACCTCATGCCAGCGACCAACCGAAACCACCAACACTGGCCGACAAGCGCGAACATGCCCATCGAAGTCATGGAAATGTTTACTCGCGAAGGATGGCTATCGGCGGGGGCTTTCTGGTCTAGGGACGGAATGCACTTTCAAGCAACCAAATAAAAATCATGAGCCACAAACGCTTCATCGTAGCAGCCGACAACCACGGAGGCCTTGTGTCTCATGCGGCGAAAAAGGTGCTTCTAAAATTCGCTGAAAACTGGAAGCCGCATTACCGCATTCACTTGGGTGACCTTTGGGATTTCTCGCCACTTCGCAAGGGTGCGAGCCAAGAAGAAAAGGCGCATGGCATTGCAGACGACTTTATCGAGGGGCTAAATTTCCTCGACGAATACAAGCCGCATTTCCTCACGCTCGGCAACCACGACGATCGAATCTACCAATACGCAGCACATTGCGCGGATGGAATGCTTCAAGAACGATGCGAGGAACTTGTTGTCGCTGCTGAAAAGGAATTCGCGCGGCGCAAGATCACTTTCTGCAAATACAAGGTCAGCGAATACCTGAAAATGCCAGAAGGCGGGCCAAAACTGATTCACGGGTTCCGCTCGACGATGTATCCAGCGAAGGCGCATTTCGAGAACTGGGGCGAATGTCTGCATGGGCATTGCCACACCAAAGACGAACACACCGCGCGTCACATCCAAGGCGGGAAAGCATTCTCAGTCGCTTGCATGGCAGACTTAGACAAACTCACTTACAGCGACCGACAACCGGCAAAGTTAGGGCATCGGAACGGATTTCTCTATGGCATCATTAACACTAAAACAGGAGACTGGACAGCATGGCAGGTAACACAAGAAAACGGAACATGGATCTCACCACAAGGGATTCTCTGAGCGCATTGGACATGGCACTTGCTATGATCCCGAACGACGTAAAGCGCGATGATGAATTCACGGCGAACGAATTTCATGCGCGTCGACAGGAGGCTAATCCAAATATGCCAGTGAAAAGCAGTAAGTATTATCTCAATTGCTTGGTCGCAGAGGGCAAGTTGCAAAAACGCAAAGTGCTTTTTGATGGGAAAATCACTTGTGCTTACAGCATCGTGAATGGCAAATAATCATCTTGACAAACACCGCGCATGGTGTGAAATTTCACACATGATCATTGGTTGATCGCCGCGTGCGTTGTTTTTCAATTGCAGCGTGCGCGGCAAAAATTTTCTCTGGCAATGTGTTGTTACACGCCCTCATCAGGTTCGCTTGGTGAGGGCGAATTGCTTTTCTGCAAATTTCTTGTTGACGAGCACAATTTTCTGCAATACTCATTGCCTCGCCACATGGCACCAAAGAAATGAATCAACCAACCTATCACGACGATGTCGAGCAAGGCACAGATGAATGGCTTGCTCTCCGCTGCGGAAGAATCACCGCATCAGAGGTGAAAAAACTGCTCACCTCAAAAAACCAACTCGCCAACAACGCGACCAGCCGAGGGCTGATCGATGAGCTGGCGGCTCAAAGGATCACGAGCTACGTCGAGCCGCGCTACATCTCCGACGACATGCTGCGAGGGCATGTGGACGAAATCTACGCTCGCGTGCTTTATGGAGAGAAATATGCGCCAGTGACGCAGACTGGAATTGTCACGCGTGAGATCGCAGACGGCGTTATCATCGGCGCATCACCCGACGGGCTTGTCGGTGACGATGGCCTGATTGAGGTCAAGTCACGCATCCAGCGCGAGCATGTAAAAACGATTCTTGCAGGCGAGGTGCCAGAAGATTACATCGCACAGATCCAGACTCAGCTTCTCGTAACTGGGCGCGAATGGTGCGATTTTATCTCCTACTGCGGCGGGCTTCCGATGTTCGTGCATCGCGTCCACCGTGACGAGGAAATCATGCAGACGATCACCGAAGCGTGTATTGCTGCCGAGGTGGAGATCCAGCGCGTTGTCGGCTGTTATGTTATGGCAGCCATGGGGTTGCATCCGACCGAGCGGGTTGTTGAAGCGAACGAAACTATTATTTGATCATGAAACATAAACACGCAGAAAATATGCTGGCATACGCGCAGGACGCGATGGAAACGGAAACGCCGTGGGAGCGGTGGGAGCGTCGCTACAAAGGCGACGATCATTGGGAATCACTAAAATACTGTCCAACATGGATTCCTCTTGCCGAATACCGCCGCAAACCACGCACAATCATCATCAACGGCTTTGAGGTGCCTGAGCCTGTGCGGGAGCCGTTGGAATACGGGCAAGAGTATTACATTCCAACAATTGCAGGAGACCATAGGGTGGCTGCGTTATTTATGTGGTATAACAATGATCACGATTCTCGATGGCTCGAAAAAGGACTCATCCACCTCACAAAAGACGCTGCCGAAACCCACGCAAAAGCGCTCCTATCCTTTACCATAACACAACCATAACACAACCAAAACAATGGACATATCCAACACCCTTAAACCGAAATCCGACCAACTCAACGCAGACGACCTGCTTACAGGCCCACGCGACATCATCATCACCGCCGTCAAAGTCACGGAATCCGAGCAACCCGTTTCGATCCACTTCGAGGGCGACGACGGCAAGCCATACAAACCGTGCAAATCCATGCGTCGCGTGATCGTGGCGATTTGGGGCGCGGACTCGAAAGCGTACACCGGACGCGCTCTACGATTATTCTGCGACCAGAAAGTCGCCTTCGGTGGCGCTCAGGTCGGAGGGATCCGCATCAGTCACGCGAGCCACATTGACAAGCCGTTCACGATGGCGCTCACCACGACCAGAGCGAAGCGATCGCCCTACACTGTGCAGCCGATGGACATGCCAGCAGCGCCGGTCAAAACGATCGACGCGACCGGAGTCATTGAGGCAACTGGCGAAGGCACGGTCACGGTGAAGGGCGCGAAGAAAACCATCACCGCGAAGGCATCTGCGGAAATCGTCGAGATCGCCGCGGGCTTGATCGGTCAGACCTGCGATATGACCATGGCGCAATCAGGCGCGTCGTTTGAAATCCTAACCATCAAAGCACATGCTGCTGACACCTGAAGAACTCTGCGAACGCTGGAAGGGCGCTGTCACTGTCGCTACACTAGCGACTTGGCGAGCGCGAAACATCGGGCCAGCATACGTCAAGGTCGGTCGCCATGTGCTGTATCGCCTGGAGGATGTGGAGATCTACGAACGGGAGAAAACGAAATGATTGATCACGACGAATTCCACTCAGCCATGTTGCGCATGTCTCGCTACACGCTTGGCATTAAAGAGGCGATAGCGCTTTTCTCCATCGGGGAAGGTGCAACGCTTCAAGCGATCACCCAGCGATGCAGCGACGAAGCGCGAACCATGCAGACGCGTCTCGGCATGTTACGCTCGAAAGGCTATCTACTCCAAAGCGAGAAGGTTGACGGGAAACTGATCTACCGTCTATCACCGCTTGGGCTTGAAATCATCAACAAAACACTTGGAAAATGAAAACAGAAAACATGTATCGACAACTACATCGCACGCACACAGCGCGCTTCATCATCGCCGTTTGCCTGCTCTCGTGGGTCGCGATCGGGTCGATCCTCGCTGGGTTCTTCGGCTTCACCATGCCTGCCATCTGGGGCATGTTGTTGTCGATGTTTCTTCTCGTGGTGGCCATGGTCGAGGCTCGCTTGTGCGAGACCTACTACGACAAATGGATGAGGGCTGTAGCTAAGGGGGAATGACCACCGACCAGCAACTCGCCCGCTTGCGTGAGGCGTGGAAGGCGGCTGACAGTGAGGAGCGTTACGCGATCAACGTGACAGCTCAGGCACTAAAAGCCGACGATCCGCTTCACCGCGACACCGTGCAAAGGCGAGTTGCTGCTCACTTAAAAATTGAGATTCCGAGCGAAGAACAGCAGGAATTGCTCTAACAAAATGCGCTCTGGAAGTATTGATTTTGCAAGGATTTTGAAAATAATCGAAAAAAGTCATTGCAAATATGCAATCATTTTGTAGATTTCCTGTGTCGCCGCGAGCGACGATCAACCAAACCAAATTATGAGATTAAAAATTGAAATTGAAACAGGTGCGCAAAAAGCTGTATTTGAAGGAGAATTTGAAGCTGACACTCAAACTGATGAGCGCGATTTTGCTGTCAACAGAATGATTCACCTTTGCAACTCTGTTTTTTGGGATGATTTTGAGGAAAATGAGCGTGATGAGGAACTCGCTGAGTTAATACAAGAAAACCTTAATTATTGATCACTCACCTCAACCAACCATGACACCACAACAACAACTCATCGAAAAATACGGCGCAGAAGAACCCATCTGCGAGATCCCAGTGGAAGAATTCGATAACGACGGTCTTGTCGTTCAGATACTCCGCGAAAAAGGAATCACCGCCGACGCACTTGTCCACATCAACGCTCACTTCTGCTGGGCAACTCCAATCCAAGAATTCATCAACCAAATCAAACTATGATCCCATCTATTTTTATCGACATTATGCTCATCCTCGTTGTCGCCAGCTCATGCTTCGCCATCGGCTATCTTCTGGGCTACAACATCCGCGAAGAAGGCGAGCCCGACTTGCCACCGATCCGCGAAGAAGACGCGCACGGTGACACCGCTGGAGGCAAGCGCCGTGCTTTGATTGCGAGCGTGAAAGGAGGTGAGGCATGAGCAAGATTGACGATGGAGGGCCGATTGCTTCAAGCCTAGCCAACAAAACGCAAATTGCCGAAAACACTTATTGCACGCAAGTGATTGAAGCTCAAGGCGGATTGTCATTGCGCGATTACTTCGCGGCGGCGGCTTTGCAGGGGTTACTAGCAAGTGGTCACTACACATTTGTTACTGACAGAGAAGAACCAATGGTGGCGGAATGCTATTATGATGACACTAAGAAATGCCAATTTGCAGCCCCTGCCGATGCATATCAAGTAGCCGACGCAATGCTCGCAGCCAGAAAGGAGGGCGCATGAACGAATTCCTCAAAGAACTTGCCGACCTCCTCGAAAAGCACGATGCTGGGATGCTGACATGTGACATGGAACCAATTGCCATCACGATCGGTGGCGACTACATGACTGTCACGACGATCCCAAGCGCTGCGACACCGAGCGAGGTGCGGGCGGCGTATTTGCCCTGACTTGTAACAACATACATAATGCGGGGTTTGAAAATCCTGCGGAATCTCACCAAAATAACACTGAAAAATATGATACACAAGATTAAAATTGACCTGATGAAAATACCTGGAGCAAGACGCTTCACCGCCAAGGACAACGTCGAACACATCGCAATCCCTGCGACAGCTCTCTACATGGGAGCAAAGGCTGCTTATCTCGACCTCGATATGAAGGAGAATCGCGACGGTGAAGACCAATACGGAAACACGCATTTCATCGCCATTTCGCCAACCAAGGAACAGCGCGAGGCAAAAGAGCGCACTCCTATCGTCGGAAATGCCAAGACACTGACATTTGGCGACAAACCGAAACCAGCAGCGCCGTCGGTGGCTGAGGAAGAAGAAGATACACCGTTTTGATTATGAAAACCTACTTCTACGTTTACCGCCGCTTCAACGGCGCTCCAAGCCACAAACACGACACGCTCGAATCTGCTGTCGCTGAGTCGCAACGGCTCGCCGCAAGATACCCAAGCGAGACGTTCGAGATCCTGCAATGCGTCGCGATCACATCCGCGCCGAAGCCTCAAGCGAGTACGCTTTATCTGGATGGCATGACACCAGTTCAGCGCCATGAGGGATTCCCTGATGGAGTGCCATTGCCAACCATTCCGCATGAGTTCTCAAAGGCGATTTATCGGGGCTATGCGTGGTTTCCAGACCACAAAGCGAACTATGCCGTGCTTACAGAATACGATCCAGACCAATGGCAATACATCGGCTACGATCGTCCGCTTGGAAATCCTGATTCACGGTATTGCGAATTTGTCAAATGAATCACCCACACCTACCAGACGACATAGCTAGATGCAATGGCGTTGGATTCCAAGAAGGCGACGAATGGGATTGGCGCGAAGGCTGCGAACATTGCTTGCGCCGAATCGCCAAGCGCGGTGAGCGAAATTCATTCATCGAGCCGCCGCCCATCATTGCCTTTGAATGCGAGTTTTTGATTGAGCTGAAAAATAATTGAAAAAAGTGTTTGCAAATATGCAATCATTATTCTATTTTTCTCCCGCAACCAATCATCAACCATGACACGCCGCCAACGCATCGAAAAAATCGTCACCACGCTCACACGCATCTATCGGGTGCGTGTGATGCTGGGCCAACCAGTCGAGCATCTCCGCGCTCGATCACGTAAACTTTCAGCGGCTTATCTTGCCGCGGCAGAATCACCGACCAGCGAGTGCTGAATCGGTTTCATAACAAGGGCCTGCGCGCGTCTACCGAATTAACTGGCGCGCGCAGGCTTAACACTCACGAAATCAACCAATATGACACCTACCGAAATACAGAAAGCCGCCAACGCGCGGAAAACCAGCATGAGGAAAATCCTCAGAGCCGCCAACGTCCAACAATCGACATGGTGGCGGTGGAAGACGGGGAGAACCTCACCATCTCTCAAAACCGTGACGCGCATTGTTGATGCGGTGAAAGGAGGTGACAAGTGAGTAGCTATCACGAAATCTGCCCAAAATGCGAGGATGAAACAATCACGCATGGGTGGAGTCCTGTGAAATGTCCGTTTTGCGAGCTTGAAGAACTCCAAAAATGGAAAACTGAAACCCTTGAGGTTGAATCACAGTGGTGCGTGCAAGCAGTTGGCGGTGCTATTGGGCTCACCTTAGGCGAGCGCATTCGCCCTGCGATACTCCCATACATCAGGAATCTGCAAGATGAGCTTGCCGAGGCAGATCAGAAATGGGAGCGCCGTTTGATTGCGGCTCTCGGTGGACACGCTGACAGCAAGCTCTGGGGCGATGATGGGCTTATCGCGGCGACTTGGCGATGCGTCGAGGGTTATGAGAAGATGGAGAAGGAGCTTGCCGAAGCTAAAGCCTACGAGGAAAGTCGCTTGAAATCTACGCAGTTCAATTTTCAGCGTTACCAAGAAGCGGCAAAGCAACGCGACACGCTGGCGGAGGCCTTGCTACCATTACTCGCTATGACTGTTGCAATGCTTAAAAATGACACCAAAACATTACACTCTGAAATCACAATCACAGACAAAAAAACAGGAAATCAAACCAGCATGAAAGCTATTGAGGTGATTGAAAATGCGGACGCTGCTTATCGTTCCTTGAAAGGAGGTTCTGATGAGTAACACTTTCCAAGCGATCTTAAACGAAGCGGCCCGACTGCCAGGGAAGGAGTTCTCGAAAAAAATTCGCGAAAAAATCACCGACAAGCAGGTCACCATGCGTGACATGCTGCTGCTGTGGAATCTCTACAATGGCCAGCGAGTGCATGGCAATGATGATACGATCAAACGCTCCAGACTGCGTAAAGCTGGGTTCATGGATAAGACCATTGATCCGTCTGGAAAGCGCGAATCAAACAATAAGCCGAGCGTGATTTATTCGATTACTCCAGAAGGCGAAAAGGCGATCAAGCGCATGATTGAGGTCATCAAGGCAATTCAAAACCGCATCGAATCGAAATGATCACCCTAAGAGACTACCAAGAAACACTCGTCGATGCCGTGCGTGATTCTTTCCGCGCTGGCAAGAAATCACCCCTTGTTGTTTCGCCGACTGGATCCGGGAAGACAGTGCTTTTCGCCTACATCTCCGACCGCACTGCCGCAAAGGGCAATAAAGTTCTCATCCTTGTCCATCGTCAAGAGTTGGTCGACCAGACCGTGAAGACACTGCGAGCATTTGGAGTCGATCACGGCGTTATTGCTGCCGGACGAACTCCTGAGAGATGGCGATCGGTTCAGGTGGCAAGCGTTCAAACTCTCGTTCGTCGGCTCGATGATTTTCGGCCTGACCTGATTGTTATAGACGAGGCGCATCACGGTACTGCTGGGAGTTGGCGCAAAGTGATCGATCACAATCCACAAGCGCGCGTTTTAGGGGTCACAGCAACTCCAGAAAGGCTAGACGGCAAAGGACTTGGCGAGGTGTTCGACGATCTTCTGCGCGGCCCTGAGGTCTCATGGTTGATCGACAACGGGCATCTCAGCCGACCGAAATACTACGCGCCGCCGCAGGTTGCAGACATCGCGAACGTCCACATCCAAGCGGGGGATTTTAACAAGAAGGAGCTTGCCGACGTGATGGATAAGAAAAGCATCACAGGCGACGCTGTCGAGCATTACAGCAGGATTTGCCCCAATCAACCCGCCGTCGCCTTCTGTGCATCCGTAGCACATGCGCAACACGTCGCAGAACAGTTCACCGCCGCTGGGTTCGCTGCGTCGACGATCGACGGCAAGATGGACAAAGATCACCGGCGTGAAGTCGTGAAAATGCTGGGTGACGGGCGCTTGAAGGTACTGACCTCATGCGAGATTATCAATGAGGGATTCGATTTGCCTATTGTGTCCGCCGCGATCCTTCTTCGTCCAACCATGTCGCTGGGCTTGCATTTGCAGCAGATCGGGCGGGTTTTGCGTGTGTCCGAGGGCAAGAAAAACGCGTTCATTCTGGATCATGTCGGGAACCTCGCTCGCCATGGATTTGCAGAGGACGTTCGCGATTGGAGTCTGGAAGGGCGGAAGAAGGGCAAGAAATCGAAAGACGACGAGCCATCGGTGAATGTTCGTCAATGTCCATCCTGCTATGCTTGTCACCCACCCGAGCCGAAATGCCCTGAGTGTGGGCATGTCTATGAGATCAAGGCGCGGGAGATTGAGGTGGTTGAGGGAACGCTTGAAGAAGTCGACGTTGAGGCCATGCGACGCGCGAAGAAGATTGAGCAAGGGCGAGCGGAGACGCTTGAGGACTTGATCAAGGTCGGTGTGGCTAGGGGGTATAAAAATCCGAAGGCTTGGGCGATTCATGTTTTCAATGCGCGCCAAGGGAAGCATTCTGGAAATCGATCGGAGCAATGAGCGAGGAAAAGAAATGGAAGCGTGGCGACATTGGGCCTGATGGGAGGGTGTTTTGGAAGTATGATAAAAGGCTCGCAAATGTGGAACAGTGGGTTGACATTGATAGATTTCGACAGCTTCTACAGAAGAGGAAAGAAATAGACTGTCGCTATCGCCAAAAAAATCACGGTAAGGTGACGCAAACAAAACGCCGTTATCGCCAAGAGAATCGCGAGAAGGTAAAGCATGGCGACCTTCGCTATAAGCAAGAAAATCGCGAAAAGGTATTGCAAAACGCACGTATCCATTACCAAGAAAATCGCGAGAAGATAACAGCAGGATTGCGTCGCATAGGCTTAAAAAAAACACTACAAAAAGCATCTCCAAAAACTCTGCAAGAATTTTATAATTCACTTTCTAAGCCGTATCATACCCTCGCCGCAATCCTCTCCCTAACCCCCGACGAAGGCCAGACACTAGCAGAACTCATTCACGAGCTGAGCGGATACCCGATGGGACTTTGCGAGCAAATCGCCAATCCACCCGAGCCAGAACCAGAGCCAACCCCAGAACCCAAACCACCACCCGTAATCCTACCAGACCTATTCTGATGAACGAACAATCCATCCAACAAAACATTCGGCTCGCTTTGTCCAAGACGGGCGCGCGGATCTTCAGGAACAACACCGGTGCCATAAAAGACGCGCAAGGCCGACTCGTTCGCTTCGGACTCTGCAAAGGCTCATCCGACCTCATTGGCTGGACACCCGTGACAATCACCGCTGACATGGTGGGGCAGACCAAAGCGATTTTCACAGCGATAGAAGTCAAAACACCCACAGGACGCGCAACTGATGAGCAGATCAACTTCCTGCAACGGCTCTCTGCTGACGGCGGCATCGGGGGTATCGCTCGCTCGCCTGATGATGCGGTGGGAATTATCTCGACACACGCCCCATAACTCTCCAACTCTCAACCAACCAACCAATGATCGACAAATCGAAACTCCACAACATCAAATTTCAAGGCACCAAAATCATCGCGCAATGCCCAGCGTGTGCGGAATCAGGGGCTGATAAAAACTCGAACCATCTTTTTATTAACGAAGACGGGAAATTTGGATGCGTTCTCCACCAAGGCGCGGAAGGCACCGACCACCGCAAACGCATTTTTGAACTGGTCGGCGTCGCTGAAGCCACCCAACCCAAAAAACGCACCTACACCGCGCAACCACACGCACCGACGAATCAACCTCTTCCCGACCTGCGCCATTACAAGCACGGTCGACCGTCGAAACACTGGATCTACCGCACCAACGAAGGCGACATCGCTGGCATCGTTTGCCGCTTCGACCTCTCGAACGGCAAAAAAGAAACTCTCCCGATGACGTGGTGCAAGGACGATGACGGCAACCTGGGCTGGGAGTGGAAGGCGATGCGTGAACCTCGCCCGCTCTACAACCTGCCAATCACGTCCGACATCGTGGTCGTGGTCGAGGGCGAAAAATGCGCTGAGGCTGTGATCCAAGCTGGCTATCATGCCGTCACTTGGTCGGGCGGGTGCGCTGCCATCTCGAAATCAGATTTCTCACCGCTCTATGGCAAACACGTCGTTCTTTGGCCTGACAATGACGAACCTGGTATCAAGGCAATGAAGATTCTTCGCGACATGCTCACACACAAAGCCGCGTCAATCAAGACCATCACGCTGCCAGATGATCAACCGCAGGGATGGGACGCAGCCGACACTGACGCAGATGAGATTTCGCGCCTGATCTCGACTGCCGAGGAACCCGCCAAACCCGCGCCCAAGGAAACTCACCCCGACCGATTGCTCGACCTCCCTTTCCGACTCCTGGGCATGGACGACGGGGTCATGCGATACATGCCTGACAACGGGCAGCATGTTGTTTCGCTCTCGCCTGCGTCGCATAGCAAACTCAACCTCATGCAGCTCGCCCCGCTGAATGTTTGGGAGATGACTTTCCCCGGGCGCAACGGTGTTGACTGGGACGCGGCTTGCAATGCCATGATTCAGTTTTCGCAGTCGCTTCCAAAGTTTGATCCGCGCTTGATCCGTGGTCGTGGATGCTGGATCGATGGCGACGATGTTGTTTATCATGCCGGCGACAAACTCGCTGTCGGTGGGCAGACTTTACCGATACCGCGCTACAACTCGACGGAGCGAGCGATTTACGAGTCGGGGCTATCAATTCCCATCACGACGGCAAACCCTGCCAAAAACGCCAATTCTGCGCAATTGATCACGCTTTGCGAGTTGCTTTCTTTTGAGCAGCCGCTTTTTGGCAAACTCCTCGCTGGCTGGATTGCGCTCGCTCCGATTTGTGGCGCGATGCAGTGGAGACCTCACATTTGGGTCACGGGTGCGTCGGGATCAGGCAAGACGTGGATCATGGGCAACATCATCAAGCCATTGGTCGGAAATTCCGCGGTCTTCGTTCAAGGCAACACGTCCGAAGCTGGGATCAGGGGACAACTGGGATCGGACGCTTTGCCGGTCATGTTTGACGAGGCTGAGGCGGAAAACCTTCGCTCGCAAACTCGCATGGAAGGCGTTCTTGAACTCGCTCGGCAATCATCGGCTGAGTCAGGCGCTGGGATCGTGAAAGGAACCCAGAGCGGCGGGTCGATCACCTACATGGTGCGCTCGATGTTCTGTTTTGCCAGCATCGGTGTTGCCGCGGTGAAGAAAGCCGACACCAGCAGGATTACCGTGCTCGGTCTACGGAAATCCGACGACACCGAGCAGTTCGCGCGCGTCAAGCAGCTCTGGAAAACCACCGTCGCAAACTCGGACTTCTGCGCATCGATCCGCGCTCGCTCGATCGCCAACGCTAAGACGATTCGTCACAACGCTGAGATTTTCTCAGCCGCAGCCGTCGCTCACACAGGCGACAAACGCTCAGCTGACCAGATCGGCACGCTTCTCGCTGGGGCTTTCTCGCTGACCTCGACGAAGACCATCACCGAGCACGCCGCACAGGAATGGCTATCCAAGCAGGATTGGACGGGATTCAAGGTCGACGCGGTCGACGCAGACGAGAATCAATGCGTTTCCCATCTGTTTTCCTCGCTCATTCGGGTGGATAAACAGTATGGGACAGAGCAAATCACCATCGACGAGGCCGTTCAAGCGATCAAAAAGGGCTACATGGCCGACGCTGAAACGCTCGCTTTGTTGCGCATCGGGATCAAAATTGAAGGGGAAACTCTCGCAATCGCGAACAATCACCAAGGATTGGAGCGCTGTTTTGCCAATACTCCATGGGCTGGAGCCAAGTGGAAGGGGCAATTGCTCAGAGTTTCGGGCGCTTTTGCGAGTGGAAAAGCCATTAGATTCGGTCAGAATGTGGTGCAAAGAGCCGTTTTTCTGCCTTTGTGACGATTTTCTAACAGCCGCAACGCTTGATTTCATCATGCCGAGTGCGCTGGAACCATTGAAGTACCCAAGTTTTTACCCGTTATTACCGATTTCGCCCTAGAGCCGCAAAGCCTAGGGCGTTTTTGTAATTTGTAACGTCCTGACAACACAGACTATAATAAATAAAATTATCTCCCCCCCTCCTTTTTATTATATCTATGTACTAGTATATGTTACTAAAGAGAGGAAATCGGCTAAAGCCTTTGCGGCTGTAAGGAAATTTTTTGTAACGGGTGCCGTTGCATCTCATTACAAGTCATTACAAATAGGCGCAATCGTTGAATCTACAAGGAAAACACGCTGTCACGGGCCTAGCTCATAATAATTACCGCAACAAAACACTTGCAATTGCAAAAAAAATGCATTAAGCCCGATGCATGACCGCAAACAAAAAGCGTAAGGCAGGTGGGTGGGCAAAGGAAAAGATAGGTAAACGCATCAAATCGCGTCAGTTCCTCTCGCGTGTTGAAATGGCGTCGGCACTCAAGACGTTCCTTGAAACGCGCTCTGAGGGCAAATCTGGGCTAATTGCCGATACCCCCGCTAAGGAATCTCTTAAAATTTGCAAAAAATCGATCGGGCTGCGTCGCACGATGAACATTAATGCATAAAATTTGCAACAAGGATTAACTAATGGCAAAAAAATTGCAAAAGCAACTAAGTTGCACGGCAGCACATTTGGCCGAAATGTTCGGTCTAAGCGTGCCGAGGGTGTCGCAAATGATCGCTGAGGGCATCGTGGTCAAGGTTGAGACAGGCAAATACGACTGCATCGCGAGCGTTCAAAACTACTTGGACAAGTTGCGCAGGAAAAAACCTGACAAGATCCAAGATCCAGACACAAGCGGCGTTCCAGACATCGACACATCGAAAGCGCGCAAAGAAGCGGCATTGGCTGAGAAGGAAGAATTGCGATTGGCTGAGATGAAACTGGAAGTCGTGCCAATCTCCGAGGTTGAGCAGCGAGAAGCACGCATCGGCGCGGCAGTTCGAGCAGCAATCACAAAACAAAGGTCCGAGTTGCCACCGATTTTGGAGGGGCTGACAGCAAATCAAATTGCGTCAATTATCGATGAGCGCAACCGGGCGTTGTTGGACGAACTTGCAGACATGCAAAGCGAGTTCTGGGAAAGACGCGAAAAACTCAAAGCAGCGGCAACCAATGAGTGAGGCATTTTGCAGATCCGTGCGACCACCGACCGATTTGCAGGTTGCGGATTGGTGCGCAGAAAACGTGTTTATCGTCGGGTCGGAGCGCGCAACGAAATTCGACATCGGGCAATTCCCTTGGTGGCGATTTCCCATGGAATTGATCCGTAATCATGAGGTCCAAGAGGTTTTTTGCGTAATGCCGACTGGATCAGGTAAGTCGACAATGGCAGAGGCGCTTTTCTGCTACATCACGAGCGAGGAACCCGGCAACCTGCTCTACGCATCGCAGGCGAACGACAAAGCGAAGTTCTGGGCTGAGTCTCGATTGCTGCCAGCATTGCGAAAATGCCGATCGCTTGAATCGCTATGGCCAGAGGACCGACACAGCAGCAGGAAGACGGAAATCATCTGGCCGCACATGGCCATGCAGTTTGTCGGAGCCAATTTGACAAACTTTCAAGAATGCTCGGTGCGGTTCAACTACGGCGATGAATTTTGGCGATGGGATGATGGGTTAATCAAGGAAATGCTCAATCGACATCACGAGCGCTGGAATCGAAAAGCGTATTTTGTGAGTCAGGGTGGATTTGTTGGCAGTGAGGGGCATCGAAAATGCTTGGAGTCGACAGAATACGTTTACCGCTGGACATGTCGCGAGTGCGGGAATTTCCATGATTGGGACATGGCAAACCTGAAATACGATGTCGTCATCAAAGATGGACACATCGACCGCGTGTCGACAATGGAAACAGCGCGCATTGAATGTCCGACATGCGGCGCGAGGCACGAGGACAAAATTCAAGATCGTCGTTCGCTATGTGACGCGAGCGAGTTTATTTTGGAAAAAATAGGCAACAACCCGAAACAGGTTTATTTGCACGGTGTCACCAGGTTGACGATGTGGTGGGTGGGTTACGGCGAAGTTGTCGGCCGCATCTTGGATGCAAAAGCAGCCTTAGGAAAGGGCATAATTGATCCATGGCGGCAATTGCACCAAAAGGATTTTGCCTTGTTCTGGGATGATAATTTCGTGCAAGAGAAAAAGGAAATTGCAATTGGCGATCATCGAAAAGAATTGCTGTCAATTGACTTGGTTGACGACGAAAAATGCAGGATCATGACGGTGGACTGCGGAAAAAATCATTTCTGGCATGTTTTGGCAGCATGGACAAACGACGGAAAATGCAGGATTCTCAGCGAAGGTTACGTTGATAGCGAAGCAAAACTGAAAAGCATTGCTGACCAAGCTGGCTGCAAATCGGTTTACGTCGATGTTGGATGGGACAACGAAAACAAAGACGTTTTGTCGATGATCGACCGCAACAGCTGGATCGGCATACGAGGCAGCGACAAGATGGAGTTTTCGCATCGATCCAAAGAGGGAAAGGCGATTGCCAAGCCTTATTCGCCATACGGCAGGGTTATGACAAAGGAAAAGCGCATCGTGCAATACTTTTTTGTTTCGTCCAAGAAATTCAAGGATGATGCTGACGGTTTGCTGAATGCTGGGCAAATCGAATTGCCGGTCGATGTATCGAACAATTTCAGATCCCATTTGCAAGCCGAGGTGCGCACTATCACGAAAGACAGCAAGGGCAACGAAACGCATTTTTGGAAGCAGATCAACAGGAACAACCACCTTTGGGACTGTCTCTACTACAACGTCGCAGTCGCTTACATCAAAGGCGTGTTTCGTGAGTAAAATTTCTGCTTGACGTAAGTCGTTTTAATCGAAAATGGCTAAATGAATTTGGTGGAGTTAGCAAAAACAATCGCCAAGGCGACGCGCAATAATGCCGCCGCTATGCAAGCGATTCGTAGTGAATACGCCACAATCGGCTTAGAGATCGCCACAAATGCCGATGCTGGGCGCGAAATTACTAGCGCAACGGTGAACGGGCAGAGTTTTTCCGCAAGCACGACGATGAGCAAGATCGATCGCGCCAAAATGCTCGAACGAGTCATTTGGTTTTACGATAACGGCATTCCATCCCTCCGCAGAACCCGCGCCATTTTCTACCAATGATTGTTGACCAATACGGATCCCCAGTGAAATTTGCTCACGCCGCAACGCGTGACATTTATCGTTCGCCACAGTATCGAAATGTCGATGGCGACATTGATCGCTTGATCCCAATGCATGATCGACGCACTCTGGCATCATTGTCGCGCCGTCTTTACGCCAATATGGGTGTGCCGCGTGCTGCAATCAATCAGAAAGCCGATTACAGCGTTGGCGAGGCATGGCTTCCGACCTACACAGGCACCGCAGACCGCGAGGCAGGATTGGCAGCAACGTCATACATGCAGAACGTGCTTTACCCGAACAGCGACATTCGCGGAGGGATGTATGATTGGCAGACGCAGTTGCGCTTGACCAGTGTTGCAATCGACCGTGATGGCGGTGAGTTTATACTGAAAACGCGCGACAGCTCTGGCACGTTCCCGCAATTCCAAGCTATTCCGTATCATCAAGTCTGGTCGAAAGATTGCGTCGACAACAAGCCGCTGGAGAAAGGCGAATACAAAGGGCTTCTAATCCGTGACGGCATCATTTACAACGATGCTGGTCGCCAAGTCGCTTACCGTGTCAGCACGGGAGAAAATCCAGAAGATTACAAAGACATTCCATCATGGCAAATCATTCACGCCATGAACCCAGAATGGCAAGAGCAAGGACGCGGTTTGCCATCGTTCACGCACGCTCTGGAAGACCTCAAACATTGCTTGCAATCGACTGAATACGAGCGCATCCGTCAAATGATCGTTTCATCAATTGGATTGATCGAACACAACGAGAATGGCTCACCTGATTTTGACGATCCTGCAAACGAACGGCTTTGCGGCATCGATGAAGGCGGCGTAATGGTCGAGCGCATTGGTCCGGGGATGAATCGCTACTTCACCGCAGGCACTGGCAGCAAGCTGGAAATGGTGAAGCATGAAAACCCGGGTGAGATTTGGGAAAATTTTCAAGACCGCATGATCCGCATGAGCTTGATCGGCATTGGCTGGTCCTACTCGATGACATGGAAGCCAGCTGGTCAAGGTACAGCAGAGCGAGCCGAGGTTGAGCGCGCACGACGGGCAATTTCCGCACGTCAAAAGATTTTGAAATACGTCGCAAAGCAGAAACTGATTTACGCATACAGCGTTTTGCGCGAATCCGGCTTGATTGGTGAGGTCGCAGCGCCGTTCTCATGGTCGTTTACCATGCCTCCACGCTTGTCAATTGACGACGGTCGCGAAGCGCAAATGATGCGCGAAGGCTACAAGCTCGGCAGTATCAATATGGGAGATATCCAAGAAGCTCAAGGCACGACGCTGGAAGAACATTACCGCGAACGGGCCGAGGAGATCGCTTTGCGCAAAGTTATCGCGAATGAAGTTTCCGCTCGCTACGGCGTGCCAATTGAAGACCGCGAAATGTGCATGTTGACACCAAACGAGCCGGCACAACCTCAAACACAAGAACAAACAACTCAATCAAATGAATAATCAAATCGCAAACTACCTAGCAACGCAGCGCATTTTCGCATGTGAAGCGAGCCAGATCCGCGCCGTCGTGAATGCAAGCGTTTACGATGATGTCGAGATCGATGACTTCTACACCCTGCGACCAGACGCGTCGATCGACGAAGGCATTGGTCACGTCCATGTGCAAGGCATGTTGATGAACGGCGCGCCGAAGATTTACGAAAAGCTTGGCATGGTCACGAGCTACGACACAATCAAGGCGGAGATCGAGGGCGCTTTGATGGCTGGCGCTGGCGCAATCGTGCTTCATATCAACTCAGGCGGCGGAAGCGTGAATGGCGCAATTGAGCTTTCCCGCTACGTAGCGAGCTTGCCAGTTGAAACGGTGGCAATGGTCACTTCATGCGCATGTTCCGCCGCATACATGCTTGCATCTGCAACAAATCGCATCGTCGCAACCGAGACAGCGATGATTGGCAACATCGGGGTGATTTTGTCATGGTATGACTACACCGAGTTCATGCGTGATATGGGCATTGAAGCCAAAGCAATCACCAACGATGGCGCAACGCTGAAATCGACATTCCACACCGAGCCAAATGCCGAGCAGCTGGCATTTTTGCAAGAGTCAGTGAACGAGACTGGCGAAAAATTCAAAGCGTTTGTGATGGCTCAGCGACCAGAGATCGACGCAGAGGTTTTCCGCGCGGGCTGGTATTCTGGCGAGCGCGCATTGGCTTTGGGATTGGCAGATGAAATTTCCCAAAAATAGTTCTTGACCTAAACAAAATTGATCGAAAATCGACACAAATGAGCTTGACCTTATTCGCTAACAAAAAAGACCTTGAAGCGGCACAATCCAAAATTGAATCGCTAGAAGGTGAAGTGTCCGAACTGCAAGCATCTTTGCAAATCGCACAAACGGAAGCAAGCGCACACGCTGAAACAATTGCCAGTTTGCAAGCGCAAGTCGCTGAGATTTCAGCCGAGCGCGACGAGTGCAAAGCATCTGCCGAAATCGCAAATGGCGAGATCGAAGCGCTGCAAGCAAAGCTCACCGAAGCAGAAGCATCTGCTGAATCTAAAGCTGTTGCGCTTGTAGCACAAAGCGGTGCCGAGGCCCCTTTGCCAATCGAAGGCAACGCAAGCAAAACGCTTCGCGAGCAATACGAATCCATTTCCAACCCATCCGAGCGCGCTGAATTCCGCGCGAAACACTGGGACCAACTCATCAAGAAAGACTAATCTCAACTACTAATACACAATCATGGCTAATACATTTGACTCCGCCTTGGTGACCGACGTCCTCCGCGACAGCGTGATCACCGTCCTCCAATCGCGCTTGGCTCCCCTGAGCGCCTTCACGAAAGATTTTTCCGCTGAGAGCGTCAAGCCTCGCGCGACGATCCAAGTGCCAATCGCAACCGCTGGTTCGACCACTCAAACCAACGCATCCGACTTTGAAAGCGGCAACAGCACGCTCGATAACGTCGCTGTCACGGTGAACCAATACAGCAACTCGTTCGCGATCAGCAACGACGAACTGAACCAAGGTTTCCGCTTGGAGAACATCGCCAAAATCAACCTTCATCAGCTTGCCAACAAACTGATCGACGTGGCTTTGACTCCAGTGACCACCACGAACTTCGGCGCGGCAGTTGTCGACAAAGACGCAGCTACCGACGTTGGTGTTGCTGACCTTCGCACGCTCTGGGCAGCTCTGAAAGATGGCGACGTTCGCAACGTGATCCTCGATGGCAGCATCTACGCTCAATTCCTTCCTTCCAACCTTGAAGCCTTCCAAGTCGCTTCTGGTGGCAAGAACGTCGGCATGTATGGTTTCGACCTGTTCACCTACAACAACCGCTGGACTGGTGCTGGCACGAACGTTCGCGGCTTTGCCTGCTCCCCTCAAGCTATCGCTGTTGCTTCGGGTGTTCCCGTTCAATCGGCAGTCGCTGACGACATGGTGGCTCAAGAGTCCGTGTTGATCCCTGACCTTGGTTTGTCCGTCCAGATGAACATGTGGGTCAGCCGTCAAACTCGCTCGCTCTGGGCCAGCTACGACGTGATGTTCGGTGCCGCCAAAGCTGACGGTTCCGCTCTCAAACTTCTGGTTCTCACTCCTTAATGTTTCTGGTAGTTTCATCGGTTAACGTGGAGAGCGTGGCGGTTTATTCCGCCGCGCTCAAAGCGGCTAAAGCGAAGGCAAACGAAACGAAGGACAAGGTACGCATTTATCGAATGCCGACCGTGGTGGAGGAAGTGGTTCGTCCTGACTCTCCGCCCCAGGCACCAGATGATCCACCAGCGCAAACACCGCAAACCAAAAAACGCAAAAAACGCTAATGTCATTGCTGTCCGATTTTGCCAAGTCAGCATTCGCAGCCGCTAGGCAAACTATCGGTGGCGAATCCCTGACGATTGCAGGTGGGACAGCAGTTAGTGTTGTTTTGAGCGAGGCTTCAGACTCGCAGACATACGAAGACACTGGCTTTATGCCAGTAACATCGTTTCAAGCCGTGATCGACAGCGTGGAATTTTCCGCAGCATACACGGCATCAATCAGGACTTACATCGGCAAAATCGCAACTTGCCGGTCACGACAATTCCGCATCGTGGAGATTGTGAATGGCAGATCATTTGTGACATTGAGACTCGAAACGACAAACCGCGCATGAAATTGACAATGAAAGTCGACGAAAAGCAATTGATGCGCTCACTTATGAAAACACGCAAGCAGTTTGGCGAGTCGTCTGAGCAAGCAGTTTTCCGCTGGGGCGTTCAAATCGCTCGCGAGCTTGCAGGATCCACACAGGCATTTGGCAAAGGGAAAAAAGCAAAAGGCATTCAAGAAGGCGCAATCTGGAAAGACGCGTTCAATGTCTGCCGATTGGTCGAGAAAGTCGGGCAACTGAAATCACCAGCGGACGCATACAACTGGATTGAGCAGAACCGCACAAGAGCAAGAAAGCGCACGGCATTCTTGCCAGAAAACGAACGCAAAACCGTAACGCGGCAGGTCTTAGAATCCGCATTACAAATAAAATTTGAGCGCGTCGGCATGGCAAAAGGCGCATGGCTAGGCGGCGGGAAAGATTTGTCCGACCGGCAAACTGGTCAACAAAAGGTCAAAATTGGCAAAAACTTTTTGGGCTACGCGCAGAAATACGCCGATATGGGCAAGGCAATCAAACGCATTTCGGCGTTTAAGCCAAACGTGTCATTGCAAAACAACGTCGAGCATTCATCTGATCAAACCGTTTTGAGCGACAAGCGCAAAAGCGACGTGGTAAAACGCGCATTGATCAACACGATCAAGTGGTATGACAAAGCATCAACCAAGGCATTAGCAAAATGACGACCGACCTTGCCATAGCTGAAATCAAAAATTATCTCATCGAGTATCTCGATGAAGAAATCGACATTTTCATCGCAGGTGACATCGAGGACCTGATTGCACCATTCATCGACATCACAACCACGGGCAGCAGCGAGCATGAAGTCCTCAGGGGCGTGCTTGAAATCAATGTCAAGCTGCGCGTGGCGACAATCCCTAGGATTGAGAATACTGGGCGTGCAATTGCTGACGAGCTTTACGACGTAATTGCTGACAGCGCTCAATTGATCGCATGGAGCGATGAGAATAACACGACCACGAAATTTTTCAATGCGCGCGAATACGAAATGGAAACGCGCGCGGAAAACGATATGACCATTTCAGAAATCACATTCACGCTTACCGCGTGCAAACTTTACAACTAAAATTATGAGCGCAACAGTATTTGGAACATCAAAATTCGGGGCAGCAAGCGAGGAGTCGACAACTGGTTTGTATGTCGCAAACATTAGCTTTGCAGGAACAAGCGAAAACGCGGTCGCACCAAACCATTTGGGTCAAGATCAAGCCATGGCAATTTTCAATGAGTCGATCGACGTATCGCTTGACGGCGTGATCAAAACCAAAGGGTCTGGCATGGTTGTTGGAATTGCTGATGTTGTCGCTCTGGCAAACTTCACCGCCGACAGCTTGAACATTGGAACTGATTTGCTGAAAACAACCCCAGTATCCAACGCCAGCACGATCATCACAGGCGGCACGATTTCGCGGACCAACAACGGGTTTGAGACGGGCGATTTGACTGGCGTTTACAAGCCAGGCGTCGACTCGACCGCTGTCAGTAATCCAACCTAATTCATAGCAACAAAGAAATGATCAACGAAGAAAAGTTTGGAACAGGCGAGATCAATCTTGCTTGCTCGCTCATGGCTCTAGGAGTGCCGTTATCGGTCCTAGAGCCATGCTCTATTATCGCGCACGAAAATGGGAGCGTGCATAGTCGATACAATTTTGAGCCGGTCAGCATCGACGGGAAATACAAGACAATCGAACTCAGCCGCGCATGGTCAAACATTAGCAAAGCGCCATCGAATCACCCGCTTGTTTGGCTGTCTGATTTTGTCAAAGCAGGCGGAAAAGGGCGCACGATCAAAGAATGGCTGGAATTCGCCATTGATCGCCATGGGCTAGAGCATGTCCGAAATTTTGACGACGCAGAAAGCCACGTCGGGCAGTTTTCAGACAACATCGAAAGTTATTGCTTGGCGTTTTGCTGCAATCGCAAAACGCTGCTGGATTTGCATTACAAGGCAAAGCAAAAAATCTACATGACAAACGGATCGTCTCGCGTCATGATCGACGCGAAAGCTCCAAAGCATGTAAAGCAGGAACTCATCAACAGACTGAACGGATGAACGCAAGAGAAACGAAATTAGCAGGTGCATGGCTGGGTGAAATCATGCTTGGCGATAAGCCATTGAAACCACTTTCACTAGGAAGGCTGCAAAAGCTGGAGCTGATGAAAAACCGCTGCTTTGTCGAGAATTCGTCACAAAGCGAGATTGAAGCGATGGTTGAGGTGATTTATGTTATGGCTCACGAAGCGCCTGAGGTTGTCGCATACAGCCGCAAAACGCAATCTGAGAGGTCAGACGTGTTGTCAGATTTCGCGATCATCCACGAATCAGAAATTGAATCAGTAATCGCGCAAGTGCTTGAATCGGTGTCTCGCATCGAAGCGGCAAAAATGGAAGGCACATCGTCGGGAAAGGAGACTCGCCATGCGTGATTGCGCAGATCGAATTTTTTGCAATCAGGCATGGCTTAAAGCTGGATCATCTGTTATGGGATATGGAGTCGGCGCGCTTGATGCAGTTGCTTTACTGCGAGCCAATTTCACGGGGGGCAACCATGCGTTATGCGGCGGCGATTGAGGATCAACACACAAACAAAAAACTTGAACAACTCGAAAGGAATCTTGAACAATGGCAATCGGAACTGAGGTAAAAGTAGGATTTGACGGCGACGAAGTCAAAAAAGGCTTTGCTGGCATTCGCGGCATGTTCGCCGGCGCTGCTCGCTCATTTGGCAAGGGCGCGATGATGATGGCTGGGGCAATGGGCGGTAGGACCTTGATCGACCTTGGATTGCGTTTGGCGAACGGAACGAAAGAACTGGCGGATTTTAGCGGCGAAATTGAAGACGTGGCGGTGCAAACTGGGTCGACGGTGACAGAGATCGCCATGCTAAATCGCGCATTACAATTGGCAGGCGCAAACATGGACGCTGGGCGCGCGTTGTCGTCATTGAGCGAGAAGATTTATGAAGCCACACACGGCGGAGAAGACTTGCAAAAAGCATTCGCAAGGATCGGATTGTCAGCTTACGAACTGCAAGGGCTAAATCCGATGCAACAATTCCTGACAACCATGAAGGCGCTTTCTGGTTTTACGGGCGACATGGGAGAACTCAACGACATCACAAAAGAATTGCTCGGCGGCAAAATGGGGATGCAAGCGATTCGACTTTTCCGTAATGAGGACGCAATGAAAAGCATGGGTGAAGATGTGCGAGTTTTTGCAGAACAACTCGACAAACACGCCGCCAATCTTGGAGGGTTTGGCGACCAGATGGATCGACTTCCTTATTTGTGGCAATCGTTCAACCTTGCCATTGCGCGCATTCTTGGGGCAAATGGCGACGCGTTAAAAGGGATTATTGACAAGCTCATGGCAATGCTAAATGCCGAGGACTTGTCGCAATTGCTTTACCAGCTTCGCGCTGAATACGCCAAGATGCTCGAAGTAATCGCAAACTCCGACTTCATGAAGTCATTCAAAGACTTCTTCCGCGACATTGGCAGGCAGATTGGCGAAGGGATCAAGGAGAGCCTCAATCTCGATAAGATCCTAGGCTTTGGCGCGAACAACAACGCGCAACCAGATCGTCACATGGCGCAGCTTTTGAACGCCACGAATCAGACAAACAACATTCTCACATCCATCGAAAGATCAAACAATAGATACGCATGAGCAGCACAATTTTTGGAACAACCACAGGCGGCATTCCGGGTCCGTCGTTCAAGGCGCGCCGTGACGAAACGGGCAAATGGACAGCCAGTTTGTCGATTGCAGTCAAGCGCGGCGACTACGAATCGTTGTCAGGCGCATACCGCAAAGGCGAGTCAATCGCGGTAATTTACCCGCAGGTCCAAAGCTATTTTACAGGCATGGTCGTCACGGATCATGAATACATCGAAAAGCCCGGTGGTCTTGATGAGGTGGTCGTGAATTTTGTCGGCGCATTCATGGAAGAATCAGGCGATCCAGACGCGCGCGATTACGTTTACGACTACCAAGTCGATTTGGCGGAAAAGCCGATCATCGAACACCCTAAATTTCAACAAGTTTACCCGCCAAACCAAGAGCTTTTGATTAAATACTACGAAGGCAAGGTGCGAGTGGTTGATGTTGAAACCAATCCAAACAAGTTCATCGACAACTACTCTGGGCAGATTCTTCGCGATTACGAGCCAGCCTCAGGCGAGTTTGGGCAGGAATTTTACGATGTCATCGTGACAAAAGGAATGCGGACCTACCTGCAGCCGATGGCAGAATACACAGAAACAGTGACCGCTGTTGACGACCTGACAGGCAAAATCGACTTGATGGGCAAAATCGACACGCCGCCAAATGATCCGCCGCAATTTGAAGGGTTCATCTGGTTTATGAGTGGCGCAACGCAATCTAAGAGCAGCGACAACCCGATCACATGGTCGCGCACATGGACCAGCATCGAAGACAATACTCAAAACGCATTTTTATATGGCGCAGAAGAAGTCTAATTTACCAATCGGCTACACCCCGCCAAAACGAGGCGAGCGCATCAAAGCGTCCGACATCCAAGGCATTGCCAAGGCTGTTAAACGGTTGACAAGGCAAGGGAGGGAGATTTATCAGGCGGCGTTTCCAACACCTGGTCGGTTTCCGTTTGAGATTTACTCAGGAAGCGAAATCCCAGAGGGCGAGACCGAGTCTCAAATTTTTATCGGCGCTTACCCTGGCACGCTTGAGGTTGAAGTTTTTGATGATGTTAAAGAATACTCGCCAACAACAGGCACTTGGTATTTGCAGGCGCGAATTGAAATTGATCCTGACACTGGGGAAACAATTGATAAAGCCGTTGAGTTTGTGGCAACAATGGGAACCAATACAGGCGTTTTGTTTCATTTGCAGATCGGTTCAATCCAAGTTGACGCATCAGGAACACCGCAAAACAACACGATTTCGCAGACAAATTACGGGCCGATACAAGTCGTCAAATACGGAGGCATCGTGCAAAAATGGAATGTAGTTCTTTATTGATATGACAAATGAAGAAAGATTAAATGATTTCTGGCAAAAGCAGCACTTGAAAAAATACCAAGTTGAATTAAAGCTGCGCCAAGGTCTCTTTAATCACCCGAACCGCACGTCGCAAATGGTTCCGAGCGGGACGCTGACCATTGAGCGAGATGAGCGAGTAATGGCAGGCACGCCATCAGAAAACGCTGAAGCAGACGTGACGACTTTGAGCGTCACCTTTGGCTCTATCCCTGCGACTACACGTCATTTTTTCGATGTCCCGATGATGCGAGAGGCGACCGTGTTTGATGAAGCCCCTGCAGGCAAATTCTCGATGATGCACGGCCCAGTTCATCCATGGCTTTTCGCTTTTTTTGTAAACACGCCAGCTGAAACATCGCCAACAATCGGAACGAACACGGTCAAGCGATACAAGTATCAAAGCGGATCATGGAACCTGATTGCAACAACCAGTAATGATGTTGTCGGAGATTCGTTTTTTGAGGTGCTTTTTGGTGGTGGGTATTATGTGCCTTCGCCGGGCAATTTTTACAACGGGGGATTCTCCGAGGACAGCGATGATTACAAGGCTGAAATTGTTTGCGACATCAGCTTGTCTGGTTACACGATTTTACCACCGTCTTTGGCCGTAACAACAAAGCGATGGCCATGGGATGATGCTTGGGGAGTCGTAAACGATGGATTGGCAACTTCGTTTGCTGATGATTTGGCGTCAAGGAATGCATCAAATCCCGGACAATGGTCGGGAAGTTTGTCGCTTGCTTACAATTTCTCTTGACGCAAACATTTTTGACATGACAACAAGTGCATGAGCTTCGCGACATACGCGCTAC